GAACATGGTGAATCGGACTACAAACCGTTTACTGTGCTGTGGGATTGTGTGCCCGGCCGAGATGAAGAATGGAAACGTGAAACGATTCGTAATACATCTGAACAGCAGTTTAAACAGGAATATCTTTGTGAGTTTATTGGATCGACTTCTACGCTTATTGACACCAAGACACTTTTAGGTTTGAAATCTGCCACCCCAGTAACGGAGGTGTGGGACACGAAAATCTATGAAAAACCGATACAGGGACATAATTACGTGCTTGTTGCTGATGTTGCTAAAGGGCGTGGGCAAGATTACAGCACATTTTCTATCTTCGATGTGTCTGTCATGCCATTCAAACAAGTTGCCGTTTATCGCGATAACAACGTTTCCCCATTAAGATTTCCTGATTACATTACGCGACTTGCAACGTCTTATAATAAGGCTGTAGTGGTTGTTGAAAATAATGATGCTGGAATTGTGGTTTGCAATGAGTTGCATTACAATATTGAATACGAAAATATGTATAACACATCGCAGACCAAATCGAACGGAATCGGTGTGACTATGACTTCAAAAGTAAAACGCGTTGGGTGTTCGAATTTTAAAGATATGCTTGAGCAAGGTAAGATGGAAATCGTTGATGCTCAAACTATTACTGAAATTTCAGCGTTCGGTCCGAAAAAAGATTCTTTTGCCGGACTTAATGGTGAACATGATGATTTGGTTATGAATTTAGTTTTATTCTCATGGTTCGCAGGTGAAGAGGCATTCGCTGACTTAGCTGATATTGATTCATTGGTTGATTTGATCTACACGAATCGATCTGATGAAAATAGCGAACCTGACGAATTGTCATTCGGGTTCATTAATGATGGTGTAAAGACACTTGATGATGATATTGAACCGGGATGGAAGGAAGTTGAGCTGCCGTGGGGGCATGAAATGAGGATATAAATAGATGTAGAATCTTCATACATACACACATTTAACAAAACAAACTTATGGGAAATTTAACATCACCGGGAATCCAAACTCTTGAAAAAGACGAGAGCTTGAGAGTGCCAGTATCCGGCAACGAAGTTGCCGCATTCGCTGGATTTTTTGGTTGGGGTCCAATGGAAACTCCAACTTTAATCACCTCCGTTAACGACTTAATCGTCCGCTTCGGCAAACCTACACGGGCAACAAGTCCGGCAAACCGTCGTTCATGGCTTATGGCTGAATCGTTCTTGAAATATTCAGGAGCTATGTATGTGTCTCGCGCTAAGTGTACGGATGCTAGCAAAAGCGATTTGAATGCTTTTATCGGATGCGTCAACCCTCCTGTTTCTGGGCCGATTTCCGATATTGATGACGTGCAAACTAATGGATTAAATACTGTAACGGAAGGCGTAGGAATCATTGCTCGCTATGCAGGTTCAGTTGCCAATGGTTGCACCATTTATATCGTGCACGACTCGAACTGGGATGAGCTTAACGCGAAGCATTCATCTGTGCTTTCTTCATTGCCTTATCGTCCGAATTCTACACCATGGCTGGATGAACTATCAAAGGCTCGTGGTTACGACGTTCAAGTCGTTAATGCAGTTGCAAGTAAAAAAGGCAAGTCTGACAGCGAACCTTCTGCTCCAAAAGGAGGTAAAGGCGCAGTTGCTAGCCCTGCACCTGCACCAGATGCTGACACAACATTGAAGGATGAAGTGCACGTTGTCGTAGTCGATTCCGAAGGATTATTCAGTGAGTCTCCCGGAACTATTCTTGAAATCTTTACTGGTCTTTCACTTATGGAAGGTGCTAAGGATGTTTACGGCGAAATGAATTTTATCGGAGACGTTCTTGCAAAGCGTTCGGATTATATCTATTATGCAACTGAAGGTGCTACTGTAACTCGCACAGATTCTGGAGCGACTACAGAATTACCAGAACTCAGTGTTGGTATTTTCAAACTCTCAGGTGGTTCTGATAGAAACGATCTTACTGATGTGGCGACCGATGTCAGCAATGCTGCTGAAGTTTTTGCAGATCCTCAACGGGTTGTTTACGACTTCTTATACGCTTATATTCCTGATGCCGATGATGCCGCAAGCATGATTCAGAATAAATTGATTGCGATTGCTGAAAAACGTCGCGATATTATTGCGTTTATCTCGCCTCCTACGACTGTTGCAGGTTCTAATTCAAGCACGGTTCATGATCGCGTGAAAAAATTCTACGAGTCGATTACAGCTTCTGCTTTCTCCGTGCGAGTATCTACGCCAATCTACGTGCGCAACTCCTTCACAGGTGAATACCTCTGGATTCCATCCTCCGGCCATGTCGCAGGACTTGTTGCGCGCACCGCAAAAACCGACGAGCCATGGTTCTCACCTGCTGGTCAACGTCGAGGACAATTGGTTGACGTGATTAAAATCGCATACTCACCAAGTCAAGGAGAGCGCGATGAACTTTATGCGCATGCTATTAACTCAATCGTTTCATCGCCCGGCGAAGGAATCTTCTTGTTCGGCGATAAAACTGGAACGCTGAAGCCTTCCGCATTCGATCGCATTAATGTTCGTCGTTTGTTCAATATTATTGAGCGCTCAATCGCAAAAACTTCTAAGTTTGTTCTCTTCGAATTAAACGATGAGTTGACACGCTTGGCATTTGTCAACACTGTCACACCATATCTTCGTGATATTCAAGGACGTCGTGGCATTCTTGATTTTAATGTCGTTTGTGACGAAACAAACAACACGCCGGCTGTTATTGATTCAAATGGATTTGTTGCGACTATTCGTGTCAAACCTGAGCATTCAATTAACTACATCACATTGAACTTCGTTGCTACTAAGTCCGGAGTCAAATTTGACGAAATCTAAACAATACGAAATAAAAAACTATGTCTACCTCAAAAATTGCTGACTTTAAGTCAAACTTCGTTGGAGGCGCTCGGCCCACTATGTTCCGAGTTGAAATTCCAACTTTAGGTGGTAACACAGCATCTAAAATTTCGTTCCTCGCAAAGGCGGCTTCACTTCCTGCATCTACAATGGGTGTAGTTGAAGTGCCTTATCGCGGACGTAAATTAAAAGTTGCTGGTGACCGCACATTCGACAACTGGACTGTTACAATCTTGAACGATACGGACTTCGCAATCCGTAACGCTCTGGAAGAATGGCAGGAAGAAATCGGTCGCGCTCGCGGTAACATCGCAAAATCTTCACGTCTTGCAGACTACATGAAAGATATGGATGTTTACCAACTTGACCGCACCGGTGATACCGATGTCGGAACCGTAATCAAGCACTATCGTTTTGTGTCAGCTTGGCCTGCAACGGTTTCTGCTATTGATCTTTCGTTCGATTCAGTCGATTCGGTCGAAGAATTCACAGTTGACTTTGCGTACCAATTCTGGACGTCTGAGTCTTCGAACATTACAGAATAACAATCTAAACACCGCGGTGAGGAAGTTCTTTGCCGCGGTATAGATATAAGTGACATGGCAACATCTGATACTCCTAAACTTACAAGTAATCCGCTTAACCCGGATAACTTCATCGTCGACTTTGATCTAGGAATCCACGGCGAGCGCAAGCACTTGCGAAAGTTTAGTCATGCTGTCACAACAATTAGTATGCCGTCTATTACAGGCGGATCTATACAAACAGATTACCAAGGTCAACATGCGTATTACCCGTCAGAGGGTGTAACATACAGTGATCTTAGTATGACTTTTCTTGCTATGGAAAATTTGGCTGCGTATACCGATATTACTGCGTGGTTGAAAACCAACGCGGTCGGCCACCCTAGCAAGTACCTTTTCGCAGATATTTCTATTGTGTTGAACGATGCACACAATACGCCCAACATTAACATTCTATTCACTGGTGCATTTCCAACTGAAATCGGATCAATGGAAATGGTTGGCAATAATACCGCAATAAATTACGCATCATTTACTTGCACGTTCCGTTACGACGAGATGTTCATTAAACCTATTAAGCACATAGATAAATAACCACCGATCATGAAAGTATTTGGATTTGATATACCTACATTTTTATCCTCTAAGGATGAAAAGAAAAAGAAAGCACAAGACATTAATTCGGGTGCTGCCACTGACCATTCTCCGGCAAAAGAATCAACAACAACAGCCTTTTCCCAAGGATATAGTGAAGACGGCGCCGCTGATATTTCAGCAAACGCTGCGGGTTTCGTAACGCACAACATGGATTTACGCTGTGCTGCTCGGACTGTAAAAGAGTTGATTACTCAATATCGTAACGCATCGATGCTTCCAGAATGTGATCGAGCTATTAGTGAGATTGTTAGTTCAGCTATTATTTCCGGAAAAAATGATCCGGTTGCGCTTGATCTTTCGGATATTGATGATAGCACACTATCCAAAGCGACAAAAAAACAGATTACCGCTGAGTTTGAATCAATTTGCAGTTTGTTGGATTTTAAAACAAATGCTCACAAATATTTTCGCAGATGGTACATCGATGGGCGTCTTTATTTCAATGTCGTAGTTGACACTGAGGCTACTAAAGATGGCATCAAGCGTGTGATCCAGCTGGATCCTAGTTCAATCAATAAAGTACGAGAGATTGAAAAAGTTAAAAACAAAAAGACCGGTATAGAGTCTACTCGAGTTAAAGCAGAATATTTCCATTATCAGCCTGATAATCATGGGATGTCATACACAGGCACTCAACAACTTTTAAAAATTCACCCCGACGCTGTAGTTTATGTGCCGTCAGGGTTGACTGTTGCCGCTAGTCAACATAACGACAATGTAGTTATTTCATATCTTCATAAATCATTAAAGATCATCAATCAGCTGCGTATGATGGAAGATGCTTTAGTGATTTACCGTATCACTCGCGCGCCAGAACGCCGTGTGTTTTATATTGATACAGGTAACCTTTCAAAAACAAAAGCTGAAGAGTATATTCAGGGATTAATGGCTCGCCACCGCAACCAGCTTGTGTACGATGTAAACACTGGTAAGATTGCAAACCAAGGTGAGACCATGGGTATGTTGCAAGATTACTGGTTGCCTCGCCGAGAGGGTGGACGTGGTACCGAGATCGATACGCTTCCCGGCGGTGACAACTTAGGTTCAATTGACGACGTGTTGTTCTTCCAGAAGAAAATGTATCGTTCACTCGGAGTGCCTCTTGCTCGTCTCGATAGCGAAGCAACTTATACTTGGGGCGACGCTACTGATATTACACGTGAGGAAGTAAAATTCCAACGATATATTGATCGCCTTCGAGTTGATTTCTCGGTATTGCTTCGTGATTTACTGCGTGTACAATGCATTCTCCGTGGGATTTGTACTAGTGAAGAATGGGATTCGATCGTGCAAGATATTAACTTCGATTTCATTGAAGACAGCGCCTTCACTGAGATGAAACGATTTGAAATCCTTAAAGCACGTCTTGACGTTATGGATTCAATCGATTCGTATGTGGGTAAATACTATTCAGAAGATTGGGTGCGCAAGAACGTTTTAAACCTGACCGACGAAGAAATCGAGGAAATCGGCAAGGCAAACGAAAAAAATTCAGATAACAACGACGACGACGATGATGACTACTAAACACAAAAGACTTTACGAAAATAATGCAGGGATGACAACATCCACAATTCCTAACACAGTAATTCCTGTTGCCGTTCGCAAGATGCAACAAGGCGAAGATAAAACAGGTATTAAAGATATGTTAAGCACTGTTTTAGATACTAAACTACAAAACGCTATTGGCGATAAGCGCAAGCAAGTCGCACAGCGTTTATTTAAAGATAAATAAGGATAGACATGAAGCTTATTATTGAACAAGTGGACGACGTCCACACGACTATCACCGAGGGGGCTGATGGTCAGAAAACTTTCACGATCGAAGGCATTTTTATGCAGGCGGAACAGCCTAACCGCAACCGTCGCATTTACCCTAAAAAAGTGCTTGCCGAAGCAGTTGCATCGTATCAAAAAGATATGATCGCAACCAAACGTGCTGTTGGAGAACTCAATCACCCGGAAGGACCCGGAATTAACCTCGATAAAGTATCGCACATTATTACTTCACTTGAATGGAAAGGTAACGATGTGATGGGCAAGGCGACAATCCTTGATACTCCTATGGGACAAATCGTGAAAGGTTTGCTTTCTGGCGGTGTTCAACTTGGTGTGTCTTCTCGCGGTTTAGGTTCCGTCGTTCAGAGCGAAGGAGTATCTACAATTCAAAAAGGATTTCAACTCAGAACTGTTGATATTGTGCAAGATCCATCTGCGCCGTCCGCTTTTGTGGATGGAATCATGGAGGGTGTTGAATACTTCTACGACGGTCACGATTATGTGGCAATGGCTGCTGAAGAAGAAAAACGCCAGCTGAGCCGGATGTCGGTCAGAGAAATTGAAGAGACCAAGGCTGAACGATTTTCAACTTTCTTAGAACACATCCGCAAGGATTGTATAAATAGACTTTAATAGAATGGAACATAGTTATTATGGGAGTGCTAAATCTTGAGATCGAACGCAATATTGATAAATTGATTCCTCTCTAGTACACACAGTAAAAAATATGAAAAACACACAATTTACAGAACACGATCTCGATGAAGCGATCGCTGACCTCAACGAGGCAATTGCCGCGTACGAGTTAGACGAAGCTCTCACCGAGTTAGAAGAAACATTGGCCGAAGAAATCGCCGAGGCGATGGGAAATGAGGACGAAATCGTCATTGAAGATACGTCTATTGACGAATTGGTTGAAGAGCTTGATGAAGCTATTTCCGACCTCGAAACCGAATTACAGCTTTTAGAGGCGACTAATACACAAGCAGATCAGTTTGTAGTATCACTTGGGCTCGATCCATCTAGTTTTGGAGCGCAGAACTCAGTTGATACGGACGAATTAGCTGCGAAGTATGATTCGAATAAAACCGTTAAAAACGTTGAAACTGAAACATCAGGTCGCCTGCGCATTTGCATGGTACAATTTAAAGATGGTTCAGAAGCTCATTTTGAAATCAACGGATCCAATGCTAATTTCGTCGGCGTGTTTACTGAAAGCGTGGAACCAGATTCATTTACGGATGATTACACTTTGGAAGAAGCTCGTGCTGAAATTGACGAAGCTATTAAACAGTTGCAAGGCGACATTGATGAGTCAATCGCTAATTCTACAACAACTTCCGATGCTATCACAACGCTCATTGAATCTGAAAATGGTCTGTCCGATGCATTTAAAGCAAAGGCAGCACTTATCTTTACGACGGAGATGGCAATGGCACGCGATGAAATTCGCGAGTCACTCGATGAAGAGTATGCTGTCAAACTCAATGAAGAAACTCAACGTTATGAAGAACACATGCAAGCCCAACTTGACAAATATCTCGATTATGTTGTCAACGAATGGATTGCGACAAACGAGGCTACTCTTGAGGAGAGTCTCGCAAACGAAATTGAAAGCGATGTAATCACAGCTATCCGCCGTGCATTCACTGAAAATCACATTGAAATCCCACACAAAGACATTAATGTTGTTGAGGAGCTCAAATCTGAAATTCGTCAACTTCAAAATGAGAGTGAATCACTCCGTCTTGAGCTTGAGACCGTGAATGAAGATCGGATTGTTATTACTCGTGACAAGATCGTTTCAGAAGCAAAGGAATCTCTCACATCGGTACAAGCCGACAAGTTGAGCCGCCTTGCAAGTAAGATCGACTTTACGACTGCTGCAGATTTTGAAAACAAAGTTCAAGCACTTAAAGAGTTTTACTTCAATGTAGATTCCGGATCAATCAACGAATCGTTTGACGATCAAGAGTCTGAAGATGAAATTGTAGTTGAGCACGTCACAGAAGACGTCGAAGAAACAATTGACTTTAACGACATTGACACGAAAGAATTCACTGATCCCCGCATGTCCTCTTATGTTAAAGCGATTACAACAAATCGTTTTTAATCCGCAGATAAATACTACTGTAAATAAATCACTTACCTAAACAAACTATGTTAGATACACAACAACTCGAAGAAAAGTGGGCACCAGTATTGGATGCCCCTGACGCCCCACGTTTTGCAGATGCACACCGTCGTACGGTTACTGCACAACTCCTTGAAAACCAAGATGAAGCTCTCCGTAAGCAAGCCAACATCAATGAGTCCGTTCCCGGAATGTCTGTTGGTTCAGGTGCAATGAGCACTTGGGATCCAGTTCTTATTGCTCTTGTTCGCCGCACAATGCCTAACCTTATCGGTTACGACGTTGCTGGTGTTCAGCCAATGACTGCTCCAACTCAACTCATCTTCGCGATGAAAGCTCGCTACTTGCCTAACAAGCCAGCTGGATCAAAAATTCCACCTGCAGACGGATCCGCATGGAACCCTGCTGCTGCATGGGATGCATCAACTCCAGACAAAGAAGCTCTCTTTGACAAGCCTGACACCAACTATTCCGGTCCTATGGACACAGCTGCTGGTGAGGGCAACATCACTAAAGCAATGGGATTCACCATCGAGCGCATCAACGTTCAAGCTAAAACTCGTCAACTCCGTGCGTTCTACACAATGGAACTCGCTCAAGACTTGAAAGCTGTTCACGGACTTGACGCCGAAGCTGAGCTTGCAAACATTCTCTCTACTGAGATTCTTGCTGAAATCAACCAAGAAATCATCGACGGAATTAACAGCACTGCTGTTACCGGCGGAACTCTTGAGACCACTGCTGCAACCGGTGGAAAGCCTGCAGTAACTAAGCCTTCTGGCAAGTTTGACCTTCAGAAAGCTGATGGTCGTTATGCTGCTGAAAAATTCCGTGCGCTCTTGTTCCAAATCGAACTCGAAGCCAACGCTATTGCTCAAGCAACTCGCCGTGGCAAAGGTAACTTCGTTATCTGCTCCGCAAACGTAGCATCCGCTCTTGCTTCTGCTGGAATCCTTAACTTCGGAACTGACGAAGCTGGACGCCTTGAAGTTGACGCAACCGGAAACCTCTTCGCAGGATACATCAACAACCGCATGAAAGTGTTTGTTGACCCTTATGCCGGTGGAGTCGATTATGTGACCGTTGGTTATCGTGGACCTTCCAGCTATGACGCTGGTATCTTCTACTGCCCATACGTTCCACTTCAGCTCTTGACTGCTAGTGACGAGCT